TCCTGTAATTTAAGCGTATTTTTACTAAATCTTTTATATAATTGTTCCCGTCTTGCTATAATTTCTGTAGCTTCATAGCCTCCGTGATCACGATTGTAGTATCCTTTCCGTTTTAACACGTCTGATGCCCGACATAACAGGCTTAATCGCTGTACAAAAACCATCGCATACGCACAATCAACTTCTGGTTCGAAGTTTTCATCATCCAGCAAATCATTACCCCCGTCTGCCGGATGAAACCCCATTACATATAAGTCCTGATCAGCAAAAAAGTTAGCTGATATACACTCATTTAATCCATCAAGATACATATGAAACCTGTCTTGGTCCTCATCATAGTCAAAATCAACCACAATAATTAATTCATAGTCATCATCGTACTGAGCTAGAGTGGTGTATAGCGGTGTAGGATCACCATCATACTTAAACTGGATATCCACTTTGTTATTTATCCACGCTTTTGCCGCATAGGGACAAGGAGGAAACCCGTTATAGGCAAGGTTTTTCCTCTCTAGTGCGTGTGCTGACCAATCCCGAATCTCTTGCCGAATATTATTTTCAAGAGTAGTGCCCATTATGACTTATTTCTTTCTTTTTTTAGAACCACTTTTGGTTAATTTAGCTAATGTTTTAGCCTGATTTGCGTGGGCTTTAGAAGCCTTACGTAATTTTTGAGCCACTTTGTTAACTTGTTTTCTAGCTCTTCCTTTTAACACTTCTTGCCCCTTTCTTTTTTCTAACAATAGTTTTGACATTGGTAGGTTTACCAGCAACACCTTGTGGTTTAGCTCGTTTTCTAGCTACCGCGCTTTTAATTTGTGATGATGTCATGGTTTTAGCTTTGGCTCGTGGTACACACTTAGGATATTTTCGTTTACTTGTTTTAGTAGATTTCCTACCACAGGCTTGAAACTTACCTTTCTTTTTAGGTGCGCCTATATCTACCCAGTCTCCTTTGGAGCCTTTACCGAACCATGCTGTTAATCCGCCTTTTGGTTTAGCTGCCATTATGCTGTCCTGTATCCACCGCCACGTTTTTTATAAGTTCTAACCAACCAGCCATTAGCGTATGCTGAAGGGTAAACATCAAACTTACGTTTTGCTTCTGCTTTTACTCTTGCGTACAAAGCAGGATTAGTTGGTACTGCTTTACCTTTTTTAGCTGATTTCTTTTTCTTACTGGTTGACCTTTTCTTTTTAACCGCCATAACTTCTCCTTTACCATTTAACTTTGTCAGCCCAGAAAGCAGCCGACATTTTTCCTCTAGCTATATTTTTGCGATGACGGGCTTTGAAAGATCTACGTTTTGCTTTCATCCGTTCAGATTCACCTTTCTTTGGTGGACCTGCAGTTCCCCGTAATGTACCAACTTTTTTACCTTGTTGTCCAAACCGTATGGTTTTTATTTTATCGCCTTCTTTAGCTACAACAATATGTGACTTGGTAGGATGATTAGGAGTACGTTTAGGTTTGTTATACCCACTTACCCCAGCCCGTGCCAGTCTTGGGTCTTTTTTCTTAGCTGCCATAATGTTTATGTGATTTTTTGAATTGCATTAAACCTGTAACTATAACCCCGGCTATACCACAAAACAATAAAATTAATGCAGCAAAAAACAAATATACTCCCTTAATTATTAAAAAACCTAATTCTTTTATACTATTCCAAATTCTTTGTATCATCTGTTTCCTCCTCTTTATGCTCTAATGCAGGGTCTATAACCTCCTCAAACTCTGCATCATGTACCTGTCCCATCAAACGATTAATCTTGTCTTTTAACGCATGTTCTAACGAATCGGTTGTATGGGTCACATTAATTTCCGTTTTCTCGGAAAATAATCCTACATCTGATATCTTGCCTAACAACTCTAATGCCCGTAACTCCTGTTTACTATCACCACAGCTGGATATCTCCAGTAATTTATTGGTTACATAAGTTCTCATCTGGGCTGCATCTTCGACAACCTTGTGGTCATACTCGGTTAAGATAGTTGCAAGTTTAGATGCTGTATAGGTGTTATACAGCTGGGTGTTCGGTATATTTATCTTTTTATTTTTCGTGTCCAGTTTTTTTGCGCCCTTTTCACATACAGCTTTAGCTTCACCCATCTCACTTGAGTCAGCACCAAATGCTTCTTCAAAAATATGCGTGGGGTCCAGCAGTCCAACCGGGTCTTCCGCTTCAGGCTGTAAACTAGTTGTTCTAGGTTTTCCTTTACCTGTAGTTCTTTTTGGAGGTTCATATTCTTCTCCTTCCTGCATACCTAGCTCCTTTAGTACAGTAGCGGTGTTAGCAGCAATGCGTACTCCTTCTTTTAGCCCGACTG